GATGGGTCAGCAGTATGACCAACGGCGGAAGCTGATCGACGCAGACGATCTACTGAGCACCCTCCCCTCACCGCGTCAACCAGATGATCGAGAACCGTACAACGGGAAACCCGTGCGTCCCCTCCCGCCGTTGCCGACGTCGTGCCCGAAGTGTACAGCGCAGTTGATGCCGGCCACCATCGAACTGTATTTGCAGTCCGTCCAGGCCGTGCGCTGCCCGATCTGTGGGTATCTAACGGATGCCCAGATGTTGCAGAACCGACGGGAGATGGAACAGGTCCGAGCCCAAGGAGGAGCATGAGCAAGCAGACGGCGCCACAGGAGAATACACCGATTGTGACCGATCGCCGTCGCCTCATCGGCCCGGGTGAGATCGTGACCGCCCATCCTATCGACAAACGCTGGCTCCGGGTCGGCGAATTCTACGAAATCCACGGCGTCTGCTGGTATGTCAGAAAAGTGACCAAACACGACGTCATCCTACGCCGCTTTACCGGGACGATGATCGTGAACAAGGCGGATGCCACGCCCCAACAGATTAAGGGCGCCAGACGAGCATGAATGAATGGGAGACGTTGCTGAAGGACTATCGGCACCGGATGCCGGCCCTCATTCTCGACACCAAATGGTTTGTGACGCGCGATGAGGACGATCCCGACGGCCGCGAGCTGCCGCTCCCCGATAAAGCCTACCTCCGCTATCTGATCGGCCAGTACGAATTGCATCCCAGGATCCTCATTCCCAAAAGCCGACAATTGTTGCTCACCTGGAGTTGGGCCGCGTATGGCTTGGCCTTCTGCCTCACGCGCAAGCATGTGCTGGTGATCTATCAAACGAAGCGCGAAGAGGATTCGATCGGCTTTATGAACCGCGTTCACTTTCTGTATCGGCATTTGCCGCCGGAGATTCAACGCTGCCGGCCGGCGAACCTCGAGAACAGCTCGAAACTCGAGTTGCCGAAGCAGGACGCGCGGTTTTGGGGCATTCCGCAGGGCCCTGACATCATCCGCTCCAACACCGTATCGCTGTTCTTTTCGGATGAAGTGAATTTTCAGCCGAACGCCCGCGCCTCGGTCAGGGCGGCAATGCCGTCATTGGGGAAGAACGGAAGAGGAATTTGGGGCTCGAGCGCAAATGCAGGAGGTTTGATGATCGACCTCATAGAAGCCAACTGGTAGCCATGCACGAAGGCGAGCGCAAAGGGAAACCGGGTGATTCCCTCCATCATGTGTATGAAACGCTGGGCGGCGCGCGCTACGTGATTCGGTACTGCCAGGAGTGCATGGTGCTGCACAAGGAAAATCTCGGTGATGATGAAATCGAACCGAATATGCCGCGCTTTCTGGCGCCGCTGAGAGCGTACTGAACATGGACACGCTTTCGATAACAGACCTTGCGCGCAACCATCGAGACCGCTGCCTTCTGTTGTATCAGCCGCCGGTCGACGTGTTATTTTTCCCCTCTGTGCCACCAGTGTTTCAACCACCGAAACCCACGTCGCCATGGGACACACCGATGGGATGGGATTTATGACCCAGACCGTTCCAGGCTTCCTGGAGGACCGGAGCGATGAACCGCTCGCCCCCGACAAGTTCTGTCCGGCCTGCCGGCGCACCCTCTTCTATGAGGACTTTGATCGGAACGAGTTTTCCGGTGATGGGTACTATACCTACTGCAAATCTTGCCGCGCCGCCAAGGTCAAAGACAAACAGGATCCGCCGCCTCAACTCGACACGATGGACGTCGCGCCGATCGCACCGGATATTCCTAAAGGCGCGGTCCCATCCGGCATTCTGACCGGGATCCCCATTCCTGAAAACGTCGAGATCCCGATGCCAGGCGTGTATGCCTGGTTTACGCCGAAGAACTGGCGCGTCGTGGCGATTCATCACTCGGCGGATCCCGAGAAACGTGCCGGCACCATCAAGGGCGATCTGTGGCTTGAGAAAAAACATAAGGATATGTCCGACCGCGATTTCAAGCGGGAAATGGACCTGGACCATACGATCGCTGAAGGGGATCCGTTTTACGCGACATTTAATCGAAGCCTCCATCAACGCCGCTGCACCTATGATCCAACCAGGCCGCTCTGTCGGTGCTGGGACTTTGGCCGCGCGCATCCCGCCATCGTGTGTTTCCAACTCGATGAGAAACTTAAAGTTCGCGTGCTGTGGTCGACCATCTATTCAAACCTCACGATCTATCAATTGGTCCCGATGGTGATTGCTGAAACGAATGCCCGGTTCCCCGAGGCGACGGTGCGGGATTACGGGGATCCCGCCGGCGCACAAGAGACGGACAAGGGCGCGACCACGAACATTCTACTCGATACCTTCAAGATCAAGCTGATCTATCGGTTCAGTTTTATTGAGGAAGGCACCAAGATGATCGATCAGAAGCTCATGGTCCAGAACGATGGGATCCCCGGCTTGTTGATCGATCATTGCAACACCGATCTCCTGGACGGCTTTGAAAGCGGCTACGTCATCGACGTCGGCGCGAGCGGGAAGGATACGGAAGGCCGGGCGAAGAACTCGCCGAAGAAAGACGGCTGGTACGAGCATGTGATGGACGCGCTCCGGTACGGGATCATCAATGTGTTTTCGATCTTCCCGGAGCAGGACGGCGAAGCGCAGAAGGCGTGGGAGAAAATAGGCCTATGGAGAACCAATGCTCAGCATGCCCAACGGGAAGCCGCACAGGATCCGATGGAGGAATTCAATGCTTAATGAATTGCCTGAGCGAGTGCAAGTCCGTGGGTGATCCGGTAACACCGGCCTTTTAACCTGGAGGTTCATCATGGGCGAGAACGGCAAAGGCATCGGCTGGGCGATTCACGCGATGCAGGGCGGCGGCAAGGTGCGGCGTCCGGGCTGGCATCCCACGCTCTTTATCAAGGTCATCGGGGAGCCACAATCCACCGCGCCGACGATTGCAATAGGAGACAGTGCGGAGAAGTGGGGGGCCACCCACGCCGATCTGTTGGCGCGGGACTGGGAGGTGGTGGTATGAAGATTGGAAAGTATGTGGGGGAAGGTTGTACTATCCCTCGTGGGTACGAGGTGGCCTATCGAGACTGGTGCATGCTCGGCGCGTGGTGCTATCCGATTCCATTAAACTGGCTTGTTCGCTTCGCACGGTGGTTCAAGTTGGTGAATCGTCCGAACGTGGGACAGGTCGATGAGATCGGTCTAAAAGCCTACCAACGAGGACGCGAGGACGCGCGGCGACAATACTATCTCGGGGTGACAGACGGACAGGATAATCTCATCAGAAGGCTGGCCATTATGAAAGGAGAAGGAAGGCATGTTCCAGTGGTGGAAATCGAAGCCGTGTGCGGTGTGTGCCGAGAAAGATGGGCGGATGAGCGACTTGACGAACCAAATCCTTCTCCTGAAAGGCCAGCTCGCCCATAGCCGCGAACGCGAAGAAAAGGCGGTGGACGCCCTACTCGACAAGCAGGGCGTCCCGTCCGTCACACCACAGCCACGCCTGACGATGAAGGACTCCGAGGAGGCCATGAAGCAGGCGATGGGGATCTTTATTGACGAGGATGATGACGGCAGCGGGAACATTTTGGAGGCCGATAAATTGAACGTGGAGAAGTCACCGCTGCTGTAGTGCGGGTGTCGTGCGTTTGACATGCACGAATGGTGTGTGGTAGGTCCCCTACCCATCTGGCATCGTTCAGGGAGATGATCCGATGGGTTGGTGAAAAAGTTTACCGATAAAGAGTTAATATCGGAGATACAGGACGAACTCAAACGCGCCCGGTATCTCCGTTTTGCATTTGAAAGAGACTGGTATGGGAATCTTCTGTTCCGCCAGGGCCACCAGTGGGTGGTTTGGGATGAGACGGGACGCCGTTTCCGCCAAAAGAAACTCAAGCCGTGGATCCCGCAGCCCGTCACCAATAAATTCGCCTCCGTATTAGAAGCCCTGGTCGCCCTCGTCCTCCGCGTCGAACCTGCCATGCAGTGGCGCTCTGCCGATCCCAATAATGAATCGCTCAAATCCGTCGCCGAAACCTCCACGCAACTCCTCTCGCGGATCAAAGAGATGACCTACTTCCCGCTGTGGCGGCAGCAACTTGCCGGCTGGTTGACCTACACCGGGAACGCCTATATCGCGAATTATTACGATCATGACGGCGGCATACCGATCGACGTCCCGATCTATAAATGTAAGCAGTGTGGCGCGAAGGATCTGCCGACCGGCTTTGAAGATGGGTGCAAGCAGTGCGGATCACGCGAGTATGAATTTGATATCGGACAGGACGGTACGCCGCAGAATGTGCAGTTCACTGGAGGCTCCATCCGGAGCGAAATCGCCAGCCCCTTCGAAATCTTCTACGACTTTAGCTGTATTGAATGGTATCGCCAACCGCAAGTGACCCGCGTAAAAGATCGCACGCTCGACTATTTCAAGCTCCGCTACGGAAAGCGCGGGGA